TAGTTTTATATCTAGGTAAGAATGATAAATTAAAATTTCATTGTAGAATACAATTAACAAAGGTATCTTATAATATACAAGATAAATTTATTGATATGCTTGACACTAAATTTAATCCATCATTAATTGGTATTGATGAAGGAAGCAATAAAGCAATTGTACAGAGACTACAGGAATCCGAAGACTTCTCACATAAGAACTATAAGAAAAGAGTAGTACCAATTAATTTTAGTACGTCATTAGTTATAGGGGAAAATTCTGATGGGGAGGAAATAAAATCAAGAACAAAACCTTTTTCAGTATCAGTCTTACAGGATTATTCAAACAGTCATAGAATTGTATATTCATCTACAGACCCAGAAATGATGGTCGAGTTAGAAAGGATGACATATACAAAGAATCCAAATGGAGATATTGTATATAGAACATTGACACCATTGGGAGGAAAAAGAGGTGCCGATCACTTTACATCTGCATTATTATGTGGTTGTTTGGCATATTACTTGGAGCATGAATCTTTTATACCAAAGAGAAAACCCAAGAAATTATTTGGAGCAAGGTGGATAACCTAAAATGGCAATAGAAAAAATAGAAGAAAGTATAAGTGAAGAAAAGAAGATTATTAGATTAGCAGTATCTTCATCATATCTTACACCGTTAGCATCTAATAATAATCCCTGGTCACCAGAAGACTATGATAAATTAGATACTTATGATTTAGATAATTATAAAGAAATAATAAATGATTGTAGATACTTTTATAAAAAAGACCCAATAGCGTCTACCGTAGTAAACAAACTAATAGATATTGGAATTACACAGTTAATAGTAGACCAGGGAACTTTATCGGATAATGAATATAGAATTATAGATGCTTTTAAGGATGATTTGCAAGAGTTTCTTGAGTTAGGTGCGTTGGAGTATTTACTAACTGGCTTAGTTATTCCTGAAATAGAACTTGCAATAGCACCTAAAAATAAATTAGTTGATTTGGGAATTAAAAAATATACATCTATGCTGTTACCTGAGGTTATGTGGTATAGAGATTCTGCAACAGTTATTATAAATAATCCACTAATACCATCAAAACCGTCCTATTTTATAAAGATACCAGATGAATTGGCGTACTTTATAAGAACAAAAGGAATGTTCAAAGATGGTACAAAAGATGAAGAATTATACAGAGAAATATCAAAACTTTATCCAGAAATGATTAAAGCAATAAATGAGAACAAAGATAAAATTCCTTTAAAGAATGATGATATAATTCGTAGACGTTACTTAGCTAATTCTCCATATCCCATACCATATCTATATTCAGCATTGGAATCTCTTAAACATAAGAGAAATATAAGAAGAATGGATTATTCTATAGCTGCTAGAGTTATTGGTGCTATTCAATTGATTACTTTAGGAGATAAAGATTTTCCATTAACTGAAGAAGACTCTGATCAATTAGAAGATATAAAAGGGCAAATGAGACATAGGGATTTATATAGTAAAGATTTAGAAAGAGTCTATCAATTATTTGGAAATCATACATTAAAGATATCATGGGTATTTCCAGACGTAGCTGCGTTACTAGATGAAGCAAAATATAGAAATGTAAATAATGATATTATGTATGCATTAGGTTTACCTAGAATATTAATAACTGGTGAAACAGAAAGAACAGGAACATCAGATTCTGAATTTGCTACACTATCGCCGATAAAAACAATGGAAGATTTTAGACGTAAACTATTATCACTAGCTAGGAAAATAATTAATAGAGTACTTTTAGAAAATAAAATAAAAAATAGACCATCAGATATCAGATTTGAAAATATTAATTTACATAACTTTGCTGAATTTGTAGATGCACTAATTAAATTAAATGAAGGTGGTGCAATTTCAAAAACAACCACTGATAAAATTCTCGGTTTCAATTTTGAAGAAGAAACTAAGAATAGAAGTAAAGAGAAAAAATTATTGGAAAAATATGATCTAGATGTATTTGACCAAGTACCCTTTTCTCCACCTCCTGGACAACAAAAACAGGTAAATAATAACAAAGAGGACAAAGAAAATGGACAAAGTTAACAACATTTTATCAAATATGGTAAAATATATAGTAGAGGATGAAAGTGAATCATCTTTTGCGTCTCTCAATTTAAACCCTAGTGTGCGTTGGGCTAAGTTTGTATTAACAGATGATAAGCCAAATAGCAATGGCATGAGGGTACCAATTTCTGAATTTAGCAATTTAATTAAAACTGGCATATTTATGCCAATTAAAGTTGCTGTAGGGAATATAGCTGAGGGACATGAGGGGTCAATCCCCATAGGCGTAATCACACACTTAAAGAAAGCAAAAAACAGAATAGAAGGACTAGCAGCTCTTTGGCAGAAAGAGCGTCCAGAAGACGTTGATATGTTAAAAGAGAAATATGAAAACGGAGAACCATTAGATTTATCATGGGAAATTGAACATTCTAGTTCAGTTGAAGATGAAGATGGAATTATAAATCTTGAAGGTACTCGCTTAAGAGCGGTTACAGTTGTTGGTATTCCGGCATATGGTGGTAGAACAGCTATTACTGCATTTGCGTCTAAAGATAAACAGGAGGATTCCACATTGGATGAACTAACTAAACTGAAAGATGAGTTGGCTAGTACCAACCAGGAAAAACAAAATCTTGGAATTAAAGTTAAAGAGCTTGAAGACCAAGTTAAGACTCTTACAGAACAAGTAGCAACAGCCTCACAAGATAAAGAAGAACTTGAGCAACTCAAGGAATACAAGAGAGAAATTGAAGAACTAAAAGCTAGAGTTGAAAAGATTGAAAAAATCAAAACAAAGTTTTCTGAATCAGGTGTTAAGAAATCAAGTGAATATTTCGATGAAAATATTGATAGATTCTTAGGCATGGATGAAGATACCCTTGATTTTATGATTCAAGAGTTAGTTGCTTTTTCTGGAGATTCTGATGATGATGAGGACGACGAGAGTAATGAAAGTAAATCTAGTCGAGCACCTCGAATTATAGATACCGATAGCAAAATTGATGTCAAAGCAATGTTACAGTATCTTAAAGAACAAAATAAATAATATGGAGGCCATTAATGGAGGTTCGTAAATATCAAGATATAATGGGAGTGGTTACAATACAGGCTATCTACGAAGGCAGAATGGTTCTTCTGGTAGATTCGGATGAAACACATGACTTCGGTAGTTATGAAGATTTACCTGGAGTAAGACTGCCCATAGATTCTACAGAGGCCGCAAATGCTAAGTATATTCTTGGCTTCGCTTCTGATAATAGATCGCTACCTATTTATCACACAACACCCGCCTTTAGCTTTGCATTACGTGAAGGTTGGGATCAGACTGCTAATGTACCTTTTGCAACAACTGTATACTTAACACATCCTGGAAACCTAATAGGACAGGAAATTCCTTCTGGCGTGCCTGCATTGGCATATGCTGGAGGTGTGTTTACATTACCGTCAGGTGCATTTGCTTATAATGCAAGTCTAGCTCCTGGTGCACATCTAGTGTCTTCTAATCAAGCCGATGATGGTGCAGATGAAGCTGGTAAACCTAAGTATTCAGCAACTGCTGGTATTGGTAAAGTTATTCAATACAATACTACGGACAATGAATTAACATTCCGTATCTTCGACAATTAATCTTTTATAGGAGGATTTGATGGAGAAAAACAAAAAGATGGAAGAGGCTTTTGCATCTATTCTTAAGAGAGGCGATAAAGAGGCGTTAGCGGCTTTATTAGTAGAATATGTACAACCAAATCATATTACTGCTAACTTTGTTGGTATGCTTTTAAATACTCGTACTCTTAAACCAGGCGATAGTTTGGTTAAAAAGATGCGGAAAGGGATTGAAGTACGTACTTTAGTTCCAGGCTCTATTCATCTAGCTAGTGAAATCACTGTACGTGAAAGAATAAACTATATTCTGGATGGTGCAGATGTTAAGGTTAGCTATGATGAGTGGGATTTAGAAAATGGAAATATTGGTACGGTTCAAGATATTAGTACAGAAATGATGGCTAAATTAAGAGACTATTATCAGAACAAAGTCTTTACAGCACTTACAACTGTATGGACTGCTGGTAATACACCTAGTAATTATACGGCAGTTGGTGGTAATCTTAATGAAACTGTTTTGAAAGCCGCTATTGATAATATTAATCAAACAGTAGGTAAAGTCAGAGCAGTAGTTGGTGTGCGTGCCGCACTTACTCCAATTACTACTTTTGGTGCTTTCTGGAAAGATACTGGCGGCTCACTATATCATGGTGTTGATAGCCAGTTAGAAAAGGTAATGAAAGAAGGTTGGCTTGGTACTTATTATGGTGCTGAGATTATTGCTCTTAATCAAGAGTGGGATAATCCTGAAGACTATAATACACTAATTCCTACTGATAAAGTTCTAGTTATTGGTGAAAATGTAGGTGATTTTATTATCTACGGCGAACCAAAATGGAAACAGTGGACAGATATGGCACCAACCCCGCCTCGCTTCTTCATGGAAGTCTATCAGCAATTCGGTCTTATGATTGATAAAGCAATGGGTATCCATGTTTTAGGCACAATTTCATAAATAATAAGAGGGAGTTTATTACTCCCTCTTTAAATCAGGAAAGGATAAAAATGAATAGTAATCAATTTATGTCAGCAGAAATGTATTCTGCTATGCAGTTAAACAAGCCATTTAGGGTATATAAAAAGACTGTTCTCGCAAAGGTATTTGTTCAAATATTAAACCCATTTGATGGACTTCCACAGGGAAGATTACTACAAGGTTTCCCAGGAAGAAACGATGAGGGTTGTTTTGTAGAGATATGGTCTGAAAAAGAAGATGTTTTCTTTAGAAAAGTAAATAAAAATCACTTAACAAAGGGATATTTAATTCCTTACGATGTAGATAAATTTTCAGATG